TGCCTGTCTTTTTGTGTTGAACTGTATAACCAACAATTTGGATGCGCCAAGTGTTGCGCTCAGATTCGTTAACCCAAGGACACGAACCGTAAATAGATGCTGTTCGTCCATCATCACAAATCCAGCGTTTAGATTCAATGATGTCAAACATGTGTGAGTGGTCAAATCCTGACATAGTGGAACTTCCTTTTTGATGTTTAAGAGATGGCAGTAAAGATAAGACCGGAGGTTGTGCCGGTCTGTTGTTGTTACTCTCCGTGAAGAGCCAATTCATAGATTTCGTGATAAGTGGCAGCAAGATATTTCTGAGCTTCCTCAAGAACGAGAAGCAGCTCCTCCTCTCCGTCTACATCGTACCAAGTCTTGACAACCTCAAGTTGGTCAACGAGTTCAATGCGCTTGTCACTGTAGTCAGGAATGTCCTTGTAGACGATAACCTGAAGGATGCCGTCTCCGTCAGCGCAGAAGGTGGTTTCCCACTCATCAAAACCTTCACCTTGCATGATGTCCCAAGTAATCTTGGAAGACTTGATTTGCTTGATTGGTTGCATACTATGCTCCTTGTTAAGTTGCTCACTTGATTAGCGAGTAATAAGATTATCGGTGTTATTCGTAAGATTCTCAATGCTTTTCTTCATTGTATTTATCTATGAAGATTAGTTACTAGATAGATATAGTCTAATCTTCTATTATGTAATAGTCTATCACACTATGACAGTTTATATGTGTGTATCTAATAAAGTCATAGGCACGTTATGAGACTAGGGGAAACGCTTGGGGTATCTCACCCATCCCTCACCGGCGAGACTAGGTTTAACCCACGCTAGAAGCTCTCCAAAATGGTCATGGTCACCAAGCATGTTGCATCAACTCTGCGTTAGTTTGTGGTGCAAGTGATTTGGGTTTGAACTTGCTGTGGGGTGTGCCCCCAACCTTCCCACCCCCATAAAAAAAATTATGTTTCTGGTAGACTTTAATTACACGCATGAGGATTGGCGGTTTCGTCCGTGAACGCCATTTGGCTACCAGTCCTCAGTTGTGTTGGTAAACCGCAGTTGCCAACTTTGACCTACGTAAGCACTTACTTGCGTAGGTCTTTTTTTATTGGTAGTATGTGGTTATTGATAGAGGGGTAGAGATGAATATGCAGAGTATTGAAGTAGAGAGTGGTATTGGTATGCCTTTGCCGAGGGTGGTGTACTCGTATCCTTATCAGGAGATGGATGTGGGGGACAGCTTCTGCGTTCCCGTGTCTGCTCGTCAGAAGGTCTTGAATGCTAACTACAGGGCTTCTAAGAGGCTTGGGTTGCGGTTTATGGCAAAGACTGAGGGTGAGGTCATACGTGTTTGGAGAGTGGCTTAAACATGGCTCAAATGGATTGGTTGTGGATGGAAGAAGATGAACTAAGGGCGCTGTGCGTCACCTTGGCTACTTTGCTGCGCCAGTCTGAGATGAACAGGATGATTTGCATAAATGAAGCACTACAACATGGATACAGAGAAGGATATGCAGACGGAGCTTTACAACTCTCGTCTGCGGTTAAAGAAAGAGATGCAGAGAGCCTTGTCCTGCATTAGTAAGCCGAGCAAGAGAAAGCTAGCTGCTGAGTGGGAAGACAAGTATTCAGCCATCTTCTACCGCGAGTTGATTAACTGTGCAAAGAACAAGACAGTGGCAAGAGAGATTGCTGACTGGTCAGAGGAAAGGATGAGATGAGAGTTGCCGTCATAACCCCGTACTACAAAGAAGACTTGAACATGCTGGCTAAGTGCCATAAGTCTGTGGTTAACCAGACCCACAAGGATGTTCGTCATTTCATGGTGGCAGACGGTCATCCACGTGAATATGTGTCAGATTGGGAGTGTGAACACATTGTTTTGCCAAACTGCGGGGATGTAGGGGATACGCCGAGGGTTGTCGGGTACGCAGTGGCTGCGGCACGGGGCTTTGATGCTATTTGTTTTCTGGATGCTGACTGCTGGCTAGAGCCTAACCATCTACAAACACTGGTAGGCATCATGAAAGAAAGTAACAGGGCTGTGATTACCTGCCCCCGTAACTTGTACGACTTGGAAGGTTCCTTCTTGGCTGTTGACACTGAGAGTGACGGCAGGTCATTCAATGACACCAACTGTTATCTGGTACACAGGAATGCCTATCCTCTTATCCATGCCTTCATCACAAAGCCTAACGGAGAGGGTTTGATAGGTGACAGGTACTTCTGGCTGGAAGTCTGCCGTTCAGGTATCCCTATTGCCCGTTCTATGAAGCCAACCATCAACTACACCACCACGTTTGCTTTCCACTATCAACAGCTTGGCTTGCCCGTCCCCGACCATGCCAAAGTCATTGCTGATTTTGGTGACGGCTATAAAACATACAACCACAAAGAGATACCCGCATGAACGTAGAAATCCACACCCTTGCTTGGCCTAACACTGACGCTAAGTTAGTGAAGGCTCACACAGACGTTTGTAAGCATCTTGGCATTGATGTTGTCTACACGATGGGAATGCTGCCCCACGGAGCTTGGATGAGCGAGATTATGAGCAACAGCAAGGCAGATGTTGTGGGCTTCCTCGACATTGATTGCATCCCAACCAACAGAAAAGTTGTAGATGATGCTATTGCCTACTGCGAACAAACAAAGTCCTTTGTTGGCATTGCCCAAGCAAGTAACCACATCAAGCCTTGCTCACACATCTTTGCTGCCCCTGCCTTCTTCTTTATGTGGCGCGAGACTTGGGAAGCGTTGCAGCGCCCTACCTTCTCGGAAGTGCCAGACTTGGCAGACGTTGCAGAGAACGTCAGCTACGCCGCAGAGATGGCTGGCATTCGCTACAAGACTCTCTACCCAACCCACTACACCAAAGACGCAGACGAAGGTTCGTGGCATCTTCACACGTATGGCAAGTACGGCATAGGCACGCACTTTGAGGGAGGGGTGTTTCACCTCTACCAAGCCCGTATGAACAACAACGTAGATTTGTTTGTAAAGACAGCAAAGAACATCATTGATGACAAACCATTTAATCGTGGGTTTATGAAGGCTTGCCGTGAAGTTTGACCTCCAGAAGTTCTACAAGTTCTGTAGCGAACTCAAGATTGAAACCAAGGAGGAAGGCCTCAAGAAGATGGGCAACCTCTTGGGGACACAAACCTATGTGATGCAAGAGATACAGAAAGGCTTAGATGAGGACGTTCACTTCTTCGTTATTCTCAAAGGCCGTCAGTTGGGCATTACAACTATTTCCTTGGCGCTTGATTTGTATTGGCAATTTACGCATCCGGGCTGGCAGGGTACTCTGGTTTCAGATACGGAAGAGAACAGGGACATGTTCCGTTCCACACTCGCTATGTATATTGAAGGCCTCCCGAAAGAATATAAGATTCCCTTGGTTGCACATAACCGTAACCAGATGGTATTGAAGAACCGCTCACGTATCTTCTACCAAATCGCTGGCAACAAGTCCCGGCTAGGCCAAGGCAAGGCCATCACATATCTTCATGCCACGGAGACTGCATCATGGGGCAACGAGGAAGGTCTAGCCTCCCTGATAGCTTCTCTTGCTGAAAAGAACCCTGAACGCCTCTACATGTTTGAGAGCACAGCGCAGGGCTTCAACATGTTCCACGACATGTACAAAACAGCAAAGGCGGCACGAACACAAAGAGCAATTTTCTGCGGCTGGTGGCGCAACGAGTTTTATTCTGTTGACCCTGACAGCAACCTCTACAAAGTCTATTGGGACGGCAAGCTCTCTGGTGAAGAGAAGGAATGGGTCAAAGACATTAAGAAGCTCTACGGCGTAGAGATTAACTCCCGCCAAATGGCTTGGTGGCGCTGGAAGCTGCACGAAGGCATCAAGGACGAAAGCCTGATGTATCAAGAATTCCCGCCCACAGAGGACTATGCCTTTGTGATGACTGGCACAAGTTTCTTTTCAAACAGCAGGTGTACCGATGCAGCCAAAGCAGCCAAGAAAGAACAGCCAGACCACTTCCGATACGTCTTTGGACAACTCTTTCAAGACACACAAGTCATCCCGTCAACAGAGCGCCTTGGCACACTCAAGATATGGGAAGAGCCAATCGACACTGCGTATTACGTCATTGGTGCTGACCCTGCGTATGGAAGCTCTGACTGGGCTGACCGATTCTGCATCCAAGTGTTTCGTTGTTATGCGGATGGACTTGACCAAGTAGCAGAGTTTGCCACCAACGAAATGAACACCTACCAGTTTGCGTGGGTAATTGCTCACTTAGCTGGCGCGTACAAGAACTCCACACTTAACTTGGAAGTCAACGGCCCCGGTCAAGCCGTCATCAACGAGATACGAAACTTGAAACGTATTGCAGTCTCCACTGGCGGCGCACTAGGCCACGGCCTACTTGATGTTCTTGGAAGCATGACCAACTACATCTGGAGGCGCAACGACACACTAGGCGGCTTGTCCAAC